ATTGCCAAAACCTTATCACTATTTGGATAGCATTATCCATTCTCTGAGAGTTTTACCGGCGCGTTCTGCTTTACGTTTAAGCGCGTTTCTTTCTCGGTGACTCATGCCGCCCCAGATACCGTGAGTATCTTCCATCTTGTCTGCGTAAAGGAGGCACTCTTTACGTACAGGACACTCTGGAAAGCCATCATTCCCCAAGCACAGAGCCTTGGCCTTATCGGCTATAACTTTGTATTGGGTTTTATCTCTTGGGGGAAAGAATAGATTGGTCTCTACTCCGCGGCACTTTCCTTTGTATCTCCATGGCTCGGGACCAAGGTCTTCTTCATACACTGTTGATGCTCCAAATGGTTTTGGCGCAACTCCAGAAAATCGTCTTCGGTCAACAAAACATAGTTCTCATTATTGAGACTTACCCCCAGCACAGGCATACGACTGTCAAGTATTGCTTCCTTGACTATCTTCTCCAGAACCGCGGCTTTGACGGTAAAGGAGGCTTTGCCCGTGTACTTATGCTCTATGAGCAAATCGTCGGTACGGACATCGCCTTTACGGCTCCAAAGGGCTCCGCTGGCGACTTGTACCTCGCCATTAAAAACCTTTGCTAACCGTGCCTCGTGCTTCTGTGACTTTTTAAGACCGTTACTCTTCATTGACAAACTTAGAGCCAGCCTTAATGGCGTCTAGTACATCCTTTTCGAGTGCTTCTTTCAAGTCAATCTCTTCCCGTACAGAGGCGAGAATAGCATCTTCACCATTCCACTGTCTACCAGCGTAGTAATACCACGCCCCTTTTCTCTCTAATACACCAAGAAGTTTACCTATAGATACAGTCTCTTTAGCAAAGTCAAAACCACCTGCTACTTGCCCATCTTCTGATTTGAAATAAAAATCAATCGTGGCAACTGACCCGGGCGCGGAAGACTTGTTCTTAAAGACTCTGACCTTAATCTCTTGGCCAATCTTCTCTTTGTTATCTCCTGAGCCAATCTCGTGCCACTTAGAACGACGAACCTCAAGGCGTGTAAAGAAAGCGTAATCCTTACCTAGGCCGCCCGGCGTAGTGCGGGGGTCTCCGTACATAACTCCTACCTTGGAACGCCATTGATTAATGATTAATCCGATAAAGGGTCGTTCGGGGGTGACGAGTGAGCGCTTCGATGCTTTTCCCACTTTACGAAAAAACTTGTTAGTAAGGAGCGCTCCGCGTCCAACGGTTGCTTCCTCCATCTCTTTGTCATCTTCAGCGCTAGGAACAAGAGCCGGTAGCGAGTCAATAACAATGCAGTCAATAGCCTTACTTTCCACAATCTCAATGACCGCCTCATAGGCCTCCTCCATAATGTTTGTAGATACAACGTAGACTCTAGCAGAGTCTACCCCGCACATCTCGGCATAACTAGGCACCCATTCTTCAGCGGCCACCCATACAGTTGTGAACTCTGGGTCACGCTTTTGATTAGCGGCAATAGTCTTAAGGGCAATAGCCGTCTTGCCGTTCGTAGATTCGCCAATTAATTCGTGCCATTGGTTAGTTGGCCAACCCCCGCCGAGGGCTACATCTAAAGTCAAGGAGCCAGAGGTTATTCGGCCCCCAGTCTGGGTAATGTCGCTACCCAAAACTATTGTGTCTGTTCCGTACTTTTTATTAATCTTAAGAAAAACTTTAGCGAGGTCACCGCTGAGGTTGGTCACTGTCTAAATCCTCCGTCTGGTCCAATCATAGGGACCGAGCCATTAAATGTTCCTGTAGGTACTTGCCGTGCTGGTGATGCGGGTCCAGCAGAGGAGGCTCCGGGAGTAATAATTCCTTTACCTAGCCCACTACCTGACTGCTGTAGTGGCCACCCACAGTCATAGCAACGAGGTGTTGCATTTTGCACACTACCATAATTTCCACTTCCACAACCGGGGCACCGTGGTGCTTGTTGCGTTACCTGTTGAGAGGGTGGGTAGTTGTATTGCGAAGGAACATAGGTAGCGGGCTGGGGTGCTACGTATTGAGGAGGCGTCTGTTGAGGTCGTGGTGCCCCTAACTTATTAGCAAACCAATCGGCACTACTCATAATCTTCTTCCTTTACTATTTGCTCTAACCGTGAAGACATTGTGCTGCTCTCTATCATTCCTAAATCTAAACCAATAGTAAGAGCGCCCAAAATAGAAGCGGCCGCAACAGCCTTAAATGTTGAATGAAATTTAATTTGTTGCTCTTCTTGCTCTTCTTCGTCTAGACCTGCTATTTGGTCTGCTACAAGTTCAAGGTTAAGAACAGTCAATGAACGAGCGGCTACCTCAGCGATAGATTCAATAAGAGGATACAAGTTAGCAACTGCTTCTAACCGTCTAGCGCTGTCCTGTATCTCCTTCTCTTCACCCTCTTCACTAATAGGTGTAAGACCAATTTTAACGGCAAGGTCAGGCACTTCCTCTGCAAGGTGAGCGTCATAGATAAACCACCGCGCCATTGTGCTAAAAGGAATTTCGTGAGCAACAATCTCGTGCTCTTCTTCCTTCCTACGCTTAAAGGGGTTAATCACTTAGCCTCACCCCACTTTTGGACTACAGACAAGTCAACGGTTAATGGCACATCTACTATGTCAATGCCTTCCATCGCAGAACGAATGGCCTCACGTGTCTCTTCTACTACCGCGTCAGGGGTTAAGGTAACGATTTCATCATGCACGGTAAGAATAATTTGGGCCCCTTTCGGAAGGGAGTCGTAAGCCTTAATCATAGCAAGTTTAATAAGGTCTGCGGCTGAACCTTGAATACGAGTATTAAATGCTTGGCGTTCTGCCTTTGACCTAAACTCCCTAAAGTTAGATTTTAAATCAGGTAGGTAACGCCGTCTCTGTAAAACTGTAGATACATAGCCGACATTTCTTGCCGCACCAATCACCCGCGCCTTGTACATGTCTACCGAGGGGAAGTGCGCGGAGAAGTCAGAAAGTAACTTCTCTGCCTCTTTCTTTGTGCACCCTACGTCTGCGGCAATCTTCTCAGGACCAACCCCATAAGCAATAGAAAGTACAAGGGTCTTTCCTGCCTTTCTATCAATACCCATAGTGTTGCCAACCTCTGTATAAATGTCTCCACCGCCACCTTTGTAATAGCCCAACATAATGGGGTCCTTGGACATAGCGGCAATGATGCGAGGCTCAATCTGAGAGTAGTCGGCTACCACCAACTTGTAGCCCTCGGGCGCCCAGAACATGTTTCTAATCAAAGTGCCAAAATCTCGGTCAGGTGGCAGTTTGTCATTTGGGGCCGGCAAGTTCTGAAGGTTAGGGTTGGCAGAGGAGAAGCGCCCTGTAAGGGTACCAAGGGGCTTAAAGTCTCCGTAGACCTTTCCATTGATTAACTTAGGCGCCTTAATCTCGGTCTTTGTCTTGCCAGAGGTGACCTTAATAACCTCCCCACCTACATAAGGAATTACATAAGTGCTTAACAACTTATTGATTTCAGCGTAGGCAAGAAGAGCCTTTACTAACTCGTCTTCGGAGTTCTCTTCTAGCGCCTCCGCAGATACAGAATAGTCTGTGTGGTCTCTTTCATCGGCTGTTACCTTCTTACCGCGGCCAGTAATAAAGGTGGTTCTCAGGCCACGGCCACCAGCAGAGACGGGGGTATAAAGAATCCTTTGCTTCTCGGCGTTGGAGTTAATGTTAAAGACCTCGCCAGCAATCCGATAAATGTCAGAACGAATGACCTCTACCTCAGCCTCTAACCGCTCCTTAAGAAGGTTCAACTGGTTCTCGTCAATGTGGGCGCCAGCAAGTTTCATCTGGCATAAGACCCGTAGCAGGTCCATCTCCAAAGCCATAACCCGCTCTACTTTAGACTCAGCCAACTTAGGAACCAGTACTTGCCAGAGTAAAAACGTGTACTTAGCATCTATGTACGAATACTTAGCCACCTCATCAAAGGCGTAATTCTCAACCTGCGCTCCAATGCCCTTCACCATTTTGTAGCCAAATTCCCTAAGGGCGCAGTCATCTAGACCTAACTTGCCAAAATTACGGCTGTCGTAAAGGAATGAAGCGGCCATGGTGTCAAAGTAAGGAGCAGAAGGCACCTGCCCACCGTAGTACTTAGCAACAGAGGAAAGGTCAAAGACAAGGTTGTGACCGATGGTAATAATGTTCTCATTAAACATAAGGGGCCTAAGCGCCTCAAAGACCTCAGCAGGAAATAGTTGAGTAGGGGCGGGGGTATACCTCTTTAGGTATTTTGTAGCATCACGAGAGTAATCAGCCTCTCTAGCCTTAAGGCCAGCATCTACACGCTTTTGTCCTTGCCCAGTTAAAGGTTTAATCGCCTCTATAAACTCCCCATTTGGGTGGCCCATAGGAATAACATCGCCACGGCCACGAGTAGCAAAAGAAATCCACATGACCTCATTAACCGCTGGAACTCCGCGGTGAGTGCCTACGGTCTCTACATCAAAGGCGAAACTCTCCTGCTTTAAGTAGTACTCCACCATCTCGTCTAACTGAGACCTAGTGGTAATTATGTTCACAGATGTCCCTTCAAATAAGTTAGAGGCTGGGGAAGGGGGTGCCCAGCCTCTAACAGTTGTTGAGTCTTAGTTACCTAGGGAACGGGCAACTTCCTCAAGTTCTTCCCATGTAGGAATTTTAACGTCGTCCTTAGTAAATGGTGCAAAGGTAGCAACTAGCGCGTCAGCCTCTTGCTCAGAAAAAGGAATGTTCCAGTCGTCTACCAAATCGCGGCCCTTGACAGGGACAATGTTGTAAGCAGTTGTCTGCTTAATACCTGTACGAGTAAGCGCCCAGTAGTTCTTTATAAGAGGACCCTGTGGGGAGAAGTGAGCCGCATGAAGAGACTTCCAAAGGCGAGGAGTAGCAATCAACTTTTGACGCTGTGGTCCCTCAGGCAAAGAGAAGTTCACAATAGAAAAAGCACGCTTCTCTTCTGGCTTGCTGCCCAGACGAGTTGTGAGAAATGTAAGAGCGCTTACCCTCAGTCTTCTGTTGCAAGAAGTGTTGCTTGTAGACCGCAAAGGGTCCGTTTTGGTCAAGGAACTTAACGATTTGGTACTCGCCGTCCTTGAACTTAAAGTCGTCAACGTAAGTTTTCTTTGTTAAAGGTGCCGCTTGGGTGGTAATAGTGCTAGCGGCTTCCCAACCAGACTGTACAGCGTTGGGATTGGCTACAGGACGGGCTTCTAGAGCCTCGTCACTAAATGGGTCTAACTCGTTCTTGGCAGTTGTAGGCATCGTGTTTCCTTAGGTTATTGGGTTTCAGTTGCGCGGATTTTATTCCACGCCTCGGTTATCTCAAGGCTGAGATTCCGGTGTGTAGACCATTCTATACGAGTCGCCTCTAAAACACCGTATTTACTAAAGAGATTTATGGTCTCTTCAATCATGGCGCGTGAGTAAAGGCGCTTGCCTAGATGGGTTTTTCCATGCTTATCTTTCTTAGCAGGAAGTCTATAGGGGGCTGGAGGAAAGTGGCCTTCTTTCATCCATGAGCGAATAGTAATGATTGGTCGTCCAAGGGCGCGTGCAAGTGCGCCAATAGCAAAAAGTTCAAGGTCTTTACCGTTAGGTAGTGTGCGTTTGGTCGGGTTAACATCCCAGTTGGTATCTGCTCTTGTTACAGGTTCTTTAATAGCAACTGCTCTACGCTTGCGTTTACTGCCGGGGTAGAACTCGTCTACCCCGGCAAATAAGGTGTCAATCTCGTCAGGCATAAATTACTTAGCGTTGACCAATAGATTGCTGGAATTACCACCTGCAATGAACATTATTCTCCCTTGGGTTTATTTTCTACGATAAGTGCAAAGGATTCCTTAGCAGGGAACATTGCATCAATGTCTTCCTCTGTTAAATACCCTGAGTAGAAGGCGGCCATAATCGCCGCATCATCTAGAACAGTAATTGTTTTTACACAAGTGTCTTTGATACCACGCTCTGTAAGGATTCGCTCTGCGATTTCCATGTCAAGGGTCTTACTAACTCTACGTTGTTTTGTAACTTTTACATGCCCGACAAGCCTGTCGTCAAACTCAAGAACCTTATGGCCCTTGTCGTCTGAATCCACGCCCTCTATTTCATCTAGAAGCCGAGACTTAATCTCGGACTGCCTAGAGGAAAGAGCACCTATCTCTGTCTTAAGGAATAGGAATTGTCGAACGTTGTTCTTGAAGTTATTGAACTCCATAAACCCCCCTTGTTTAGGGAGACTTTACTTTGTAGTTACAGGCTTGTCAATGTAGACGAGAAGCGCGTCAAGGATAACCTTGGTAACTGTAATACCTTCTTTGGCGGCCTTTTTCTGAACGGCAAGCCATACTTCATCTGAGATACGGATAGTTCTAGTTGGGGTCTTTGGAGCGTTAGGCAATTTGTCCACCTTTACTGGAGGTTTATGGTAAGCGTTACACCTACTATACCGTGGCCGAGCCTAAAAACCTACGTAAACTTCCTGCGGTAAGCACAATGCCTCCCTCAGCGGTAATACCTTCCCCATCAATGATTGCATCTGCTAGGGCCGATTTCTGCTGTAAAAGAGCCCATTGGCGGGCTTCTATAGAGTTATCCATCAGTATGTCTTGAATAACTATGGTTTCCCACGTACTAGAGGCCCTCTTAATCCGGCCATTACGTTGAACCGCCGCGCCTGACGACCAAGGGAGGTCATAGTTGACCAGCAGATTCGCGGCAGGGAGGTCAACACCATAACCACCCGCGTCAGAACTAATAAGGACCTTAACAGCAGGATTAGTATTGAAAGCAATCTTGTTCTCCTCCTTTGTTTTGGCGTTTAACTTCCCTGAGTAGAGACGACACTGCTCAGGGCCAAGGGCGGCCTGAATAATCTCTAGCATGTCTACATAGGTGGCAAAAATAACGACTTTGTTAGCCTCGTCCTGCTCTAGGAACTCTTTTACATACTGAACAAGAAAGTCTAACTTTGGGGAGTTTACGAGACCATCAAAGGCGTCTGTGGCCTCTAGGGTATGTATGTAAGCAGAGCCTTCTCCTGCGCCTATGAGGTACTTCTCCGCGCTTGTCTTTAATAGTTGTGGGTGAGAACAGAGCATTTTAAGGGCGCCTATCTTGGACATAATCTTCCCGCGCATTTCATTTTCCATACTGTCAGAAGAGGACTCAACGCCGTAATGAGCAAAGATGTTAAAAGAGGTACCAAAAAGTTCCTGCGCCTCATCGAGGTCATGGAGTAGGTCGTCGGCTATTCGCTTGTAAAGTTTGCTGGATTTACGGTCAAAATGAATGTAGATAGGGTCTTTATGAATAGACTCTGGCAAGTATGGAGCAACGTCTGGGTCTTTCTGCGCCTTACGTACTGAAGCCTCTTTCATCTTAGTGTGCAAGGTTTGCAGGTTGCGGTAGCGGTCTACTCCTCCCCACTTATTACGCACAATAAAGGCCGAGTCAAAGATGTCAAAGCGGCCTAGCACAGAGGCATCTACAAACTGCATAATGCTGTACAACTCTTCGGGCTTGCCATTTTCTATAGGAGTACCTGTAAGAGCAAAACGGTAAGGAGTAGTAATTAACTTCTTAACGTGCTTGGCGCGTTTAGAGCGAAAAGATTTAATTGCAGTGGCTTCATCTAGTACCACAAAACCACGCGGTAATTTCTCTACAAATTTCCAGTCATTAACGACCTGCTCATAATTAAGAATGACATACTCAACACCAGACTCTTCCCAGTTCATTGCTGACTCGTACTGTTCTGTGCGTTTAGCAGGGGTGCCATCTATAACAAGTGCTCTACCAGTGCTACTAGTAAATTTATCTATCTGCCCCTGCCATTGGTATTTAAGAGAAGATAAACAGATAATTAACCCGGGTTCAGTTACTTTACCTTCATCTATAAGTCGTTCTAATGCGGCAATAGTAAGAACTGTTTTACCTAGTCCAAGGTCATAAGCAACTAACATGTTGCCTCGTTCGCACATGCGGTCTACAGCCTCAGGCTGGTAGGGTAAAAGCGTTCCTGTAAAACTCATGCTGGAGTATAAAGCCTAATAGTGTAATGCTCGGTGCAAATTTGGCACGTATGGCCTCCTTCTATGTAAGGCTTATCTTTTAGTTGGTGCAAAAGATTATTTCTTGTACTTCCTAAAATCACATGGTGGCCACGAGAACATCCAATAACAATTTCAAGGAATGGGTTTAATAAATTTGCTGGAGACAGCGGTAACACTGCGTAGACTTTAACATTACAAATAAATTTTGATTTAAAATCAGAGGTATAAATTTTATCTGTGCGCTCTGCAATGCTATTAGGGATACGGGTCATGGAACGACCTCTACGTTAAAACCTATGTCGCACTTCCCGCACAAAACAGATTCTGTAAAGTTAGTTGCAAGCAAATACCCAAAATAGTGACTAGAGGCCGTTACGTTGTTGTAATGGTTTTTAGGGCAAGTTATTGAAAAGTAAACGCTATCTGCAATAGGAGCGCCACGTAAAACTTTACTCTCATGCACAGTAAAAACGTACGACTTAGGAACTCCAATGTAGTTAGAGTTAGCCCCATCAGCAATACGGTTTTTTGCGTTGTCCATAGCGCTCCCCTTGCTTTAACCTTTAGTTAAGGCTTTGAAGTGTAACCTTTGCTGCAAACTCTAGGTCTTCAATCGTAGAG